CTCCGACTCAGTTCCATGAGTGGTGTATTAATCACATCCACGTCATCCCTAACCACGTTTTTATTCTATTCATTAGTGTTTGATATGATATACCTGTTTCTTCTGCCCATGCCGATAAGGTCTGAGCCTTACCATTCACTTTAAGAATACATTGTTCTTTTGTTTGATTGTTGTTCTTTATTGGTGATCCAGCGACAGTTTTCGGGAGAATAATTTCCGTCATTATTCTCCCTATCTATTGTTAAATATTCCTTGTACCCACTCTTATATGCCCATTTTTTAAACGATTCAAAACATTTAAACTCGTTTCTTATTCCTCTCCCACCATAGTCTTTATACATAGGATCATTTGAATTTTTCACATCTTTGAATGAGTTTAAAATATCGCTTATATAGACTTGTTTTTGAGTCTCCATGTTTTTGTACCGAATTTTATCAATCTTCTTTTTGTAAACATCCACATGATTTAGTGACTCCCCTGTTAAGTTGATCACTTCTCACTTCAACGGTATGTCCACATTCACAAAGACATTTCCAGTATACAGATTTTCTATCATCTATAACCCTAGATTTAACTGTAAGCCTGCCAAAATATATTATCTGATAAATCTATAAATTTTCCCATTCTATATTGTAACCTTAAAAGAAATTGTATTCCAGTGATTTAGATGATTCATTATATTCAACAGTAACACCTTCGTTTCTAGCTGTGTTTTGGTAATCTGTAGATAAAGTCTTTACCTTATCACCTTCATAGACTTCCGCTTTAAGTTTTGCGTTGCCGCTTCCACCATCGCCCCAAAAAGTAAACGTGGCACCTGTACCATCGTCATTAGCATCATCGACCTCAATTCTTGCATCAGTACCTGTGATAAAAGTTTTATGAAGTTTGCCGTAAAATATTAGCCACACCATTAACAGTTAGATTTCCAGTGACTGTGTAACTTCCAGCTAGTGTGTCAGATGTATTACTTCTAACAAACTCTGTACTGTTAAGACCATCAAGTGTATCTGAATCAGCAGCCTTTCCATTAATAGCAAGATAACGAGAATCATAATGAGCGCGTGAATAATCATCAACAGAACCTAAACCAACATCAGCTTTTGTTGTTGCTTGAGCTCTTAACGCAGCGTAATTGCCTGAAGGGTTGAATGGGTTATCCACGTTAAATGTAGTTCCCGCTAGAGTAAGCCCAGAACCACCTGTATAGGTTGTATCGCCTATTAGTGCTGCTGACGGTAGTCTTGCTGTTGGGACTGTGCCTGTGTCGCTTCTAAGGAACTGTGAGCTATTCAGACCATCAAGTTTTATCAGAGTCAGCGGCCTTAGCGCCAATAGCCAGATAACGAGCGTCATCGTCTGCTCTGCTGAAGTTATCTACAGAACCTAAGCCTACGTCAGCCTTTGTTGTACCTGTTGCTCTGATTGACGCTGTTCCTGTTAATCCAGAACCATCTCCATTTATTACGCCTGTGAAAGTTACGTCACTATCGCTATGATAATAAGACATTACAACGTGGTTAGCAGAAGAACTTCTTCTGTAGAAACTTACGCGATCAGAAGACTCTCCGTTTGCAAAAGCAGGGGTTCCGTCACCATTGTAAAAAATACCGCCACCGTGACTTCCAGATTGCCCCACGTAGATAGCACCAGTACCTTGACTACCACCTCTGGCAGCTATCGTAGCAACACCGTTGTCATCAGACAAAACAGTAAAGTCTGTTGATGACCCGTTATCAAGTACTAGGCCACCATTTATTGTGTTACTTTGGTCGGCTCTAACAAACTGTGAACTGTTAATACCATCAAGTGTTCCAGCATCTACTTCCAATGCATTAATAAAGGCTTGATCAACAATCTCATCAACTCTGTTAGTGGGTGTATTTGTAAAGTTATTAAAGTCTAGGTAGTAGGCTCCTTCCTGAGCGTCTAGCAAGTCTGCATCTAAGCCATTACCAGAGCCTACGTTAGCAAGTGCTGCGGAGCCTAGGTCGTCTATCGTTAGCGTAGCTACTTGCCATTCAGCGGCACCTACAGAGGCATTAAGACACAACCAAATCTCTTCGGTAGACACGTTGACCCAACGAGAAAGAACTGCGTAGCCTTCAGAAGAGTCGTTGCTCGCTGTCGGGTCACTGGTAGCCACTAGGTTATTTAATATTCTAAAAGCATATTGAGCGTGTGGGTCACTGGCATCTGTGTGAAATCTTAGGCCACCCTCTTGAACTATGTTTTGTACAGACCTGATGCTTGTGACACCATTTTGTACCAGAGGGACTAACTCGGTACCTGAGAGAACACCAGCTCCCGGTAACTCCGCAATTCTTACTGTGTCGTCAGACATCTTTATACTACCTCAAATTATGTTGTTAAAGACTCACCAAATTCATTAAGAATTCTTTCATAGTCTTCCGTTGTTATTTGCATACCGTCTACCACAGATTTTTCGTTAGCACCTATGTAAGGTCTAAGGTAGCCTATGCTTTTTAAAGCGCCATTAAAGTGGTCATAAGTTACTCCAGAGTTTGTTGTAAAGTCGCCACCAACTGTCATTTCATACCCACGTAAGTTTGTATCTCCATAGATATAAGGCAGAGGAAAGAATCTTTCATTACTCTCTACAAGGAAGTAGACACCTAACGGTGAGTAAGAGATATTAACAAGTATGCTGTCGTCTGTTGCTAGAGTAACCATCTCGTAGCTAACCGAAGCGCCACGTTCAACCCTGAGTTTCCAATAGGTAGACTCTCTAAATAACACCATCTTTAAGCCCACACCTTCGAGAACCATTGAAACTTCTGTTGCGTTTGTGTTATAGCTCTCTAGAGAAAATCGGATAGTACCTTGAGAGTCGTTAACCTCCAGACCCCCAAGTGTGCTCTAACACCTCACCTGCACCTATTAAAAGACCAACAGGCTCTACTGGTGATTCTGTGTATGCAAAGCGAGGCTCATCAATAGCGGCTGTTTCTGTTGTTCCAGAACTTCCAATATAGTCTCTTGTAGACGCACGAGTAAAGTTAAACATATCATCAAAAGAAATCAGAGTTAGTCCATTGTTACCAAAAACAAACTGCTGATAGTTCTGCGTAATAAAGTTTGCAAAGAACGTAAGAGGGTCTTGATAGACAATCCTCACACCTAAGGGTTTATTTAAAAATCTATCTGCAAGTGTTATTTCATCAAGACCGGAGAAAGCAGCTTTTTCTGGATCGTTATAGTCTCTGCCTAAGTTAAGCGTTATAGTTGCTGAACCTTCTGTAAATGAGGGCGGAACATCTTCCTGATAGTCTATGTTTTCAACACCAAAAAGAATTGCTACACCATCACTAAATGAAGTTATACTTGCATTAGACGTGTTCTTTATTATCTTAAGTTTAAGAAGCCTTCGATACTCTTCGTCACCCAACTCACGAAAACCTAATAGTGAGTCTTTAACGCTCTTCCAAGGCCCAAAAGTTCTTGTTGTATCTGACGCACTTTTGTAAGGTGAGGCACCTGTTGCACCAGTGAAACCAAAATAACGGATAATAACGCTGTCAAATAGTTGTCTAGGTTGACCAACAATTCTTCCGATTACGTCTAGCTGAGCACCTTGTGCATCGTCTAAACTTCTTTCTTGCATGAGAGCCTTAAGAACAAGCTGCAGTTCAACTTGCCCTCGCATAAGAAGCGTAAGATACCTATTGAAGACATCTCGTTCTTTAAATTGCGATGTTGTTAATTCAGCAGCTTGTGCTAAGTAATCAACCTCTCCGAAAGGGGTAATCTCCCCAACGAAAGTTGCTATTGGGGTAGATTCGATCATACCGCGTTTACCTCGATGTTTCCAATCTCCAGCTTAATAATTTCATCATAGCTAAGAGAGATGTTTGTAGTACCTGTTGGCGAAGCACTTAATCCTATATTCAACGAGTCTACTTGATGACCGGGAATAGAGTTAAGTGGTGTGTAAAAGGCGAGAGTACGTCACACCTTTACCAACATCAGCCGTTGTTTTAATGAAATCAAACAGTGCAGACCGGATACCTTCAACACCGTTGGGTGGGAACGTATCATCAACAGATACTTCAACACTAACATACAGGTCTACCAAGGTAGGTCTTTGGAAGTATACTTCTTTTAGATTGCCAAAGATATCTGTAACCAAGAATACGCTGTTGCCGTGTGTTGTAATACCTGCAGGTCTGTTAGCCCAGATAGCTTCTGCAATTTCTTCCTCTAACCCACCAGCAACAAGAACCATAAATGCGTGTGGTGGGATACCACGACCATCAACAACATCTGTCACGTTCTCATATATGACTACATCACTAATTCCGTCAAGGACTATTAGCTCGGAGTATAATGCTTCAAGAATGTTAGAACCTCTTTTAAACTTACTCTCAGAAAATCTTGACCTTAGCTGTGAATCTGTTTCTCTATCAAACCCAGCGGTGGCTGCTGCAGGTTGTACAACACTATTCCAACCAAAGATTGGTGTAGTGATTGTGTCTATGGTTAAAGGGTTTTGAGCCAGAGGGCCAGTAACTGTACCAAGAACAGTTATACTTTTTGTTATCGTAGTAAAGAACAAGTTACTAGACAGCTCGTAGCTTGTTTGTGTTACTAAGTCATCGACAGATACTCTCAAACTATCTGCTTCTACAACCGCTGTAAGCAGCGTACCGTAGTTTGTATTTATAGATGCGGCAAGACCTGACAGGATTTCTCCTTCTGTTGCACTTGCATCTGATGTATAGTTCAGGTCAACAGAGTTTGTTGAGTCTTTGTAGGTAACTGTGTAAACTGTGGAGTTTTGCACTGTCTGTATTTTACAGGAAAAACCTACAACGTTATTCTCATCTAGCTCTACTTCTGATGGAATAGTAAAACGATTGTTTGTGAAGCTAGAGCTTACTAGGCTACCTTGTGGAATGACAACGTTATATGCACCCTCTAGTAGAACCCTAGCAGTAGAAGCAACTGCACCTCTCCTAACAATACCAGAAAGAGCTACTAGGTTATCTAGAGCAATACCTGCAGCCGAGTTAGGATCAAAAGCTGAGTATACTTGCTGAATAGCCTCCCAAATATCTGTCTGAGAGGGTGTGATTAGACCAATCAATCGGCCTATCGTAGAGGCAGAGCTTGTGTCGAGAACGTCACCCTCAGGAATAAGATCACTAAAGAGAGTGTTAGCTTCACCTTGAAGTCCTTCCCGAATTTCTGTTAGCCTTCTTATTTCAAGGCCTTGATCTGTTAAACCTGCCATTATATTCCTACCTCAAGTTCTCTAATTTCTATTGTTGTTCCGTCACGGCCAAGAACTGCAAAGTTAAGTGAGTAGACGCGATCAGATGTGAGTTTTGACTCAAACGCTACGATGTCTACAACGTCCTCGTCAGCAGATATCACCTCCCTGAGTATTATACTTATTGTACCCTCAGAACGACCCTTACCAAATATCTCCTGAAAGTATGGAGTTCCGTAGTTAACGTCTAAGAACCACTCACCTTTAAATGTTAGTAGTTTCATCTTAAGCCTTTGTTTTAGACCGTCAGAGACTGAGGACGTTACAGGGGTAGCTCCATTTATAAAGAGAGCATCGTGCGTTGTTTCATTTAAAAGAATATCCATTTTACTCTCCTTATCCCGAGGCTGGCCCTACGGTTCCGCCTTGTGGGTCGCTGTGGCTGTGTGACTTAAGTCCTACTCCATCGGCAGTTACGTCTCCACCAACTACAGTAACACCACTGTTAACTGTAACTGTGTTGTTGATTACTAGAGGCGCATCTATGGTAGCTGTTCCACTGCCGCCGCCGCCTGCAGCCATTGCAAGAGTACCTGCAAGGTTAAACACACCTGTCCAATTAGTGACAGGAGAAGTTATGTTTGTAACTCCAGAGATAGCAGCAGTCCAGTTTGTGGCTTCTAGGTTTAAGTCGCTTGCTGCAGTCATAGAAATTGAATCTCCAGCTACAACCGTAAAGTTACCTGTGGCATTTACTGTCAAGTTGTTGCACTCAATTAAGCCGTCATTAAATGTAGCGTAAAAGTCTTGATCGGTTCTCATTTCTATGTTGCCGTTCTCTTTCAATCTAAGCTCACACTCAGTCTCTTTGCCGATGTTATTAACAAGAACCATATCTCTAGTAGAGTGAGTCCACTTCCGTTTAGTTGGATTGTTTACTGCAGCTTCGAAAGGAAAAAGTCCCGGTATTGCAATAGCGTCTCGGATACTAAACCTACGTTTATCTTGTGGTGTGTACGTAGAAGCTCCTGAGCCTGCCTTGAACCCGTCTGTTGATCTCTGGCTGAACACACACAGCACTGTGTCTCCGACATCAACAGGGAACGTCATAGCGGCTGTCTTGGATGCTGGAAATATGACAGGCACATTCAGTATTGGTGGTTGTTCTTTCTCTGTCTTATCTGGTAAGACTCTATTTGTTAAAGGCTGTACGTCAACTCTTTGGTCGTGTAGTTCAACACGAACTGTTATGACACGGCAAGGTATACTCGTGTACATTTCAGATGTCTTATAGTTAAAGAAGTCTTCTAGAACAGACGGTAGTGATAATTCCCTCATTTTAACCCCTCAGTGAACAAGTGCAGTGTATGTACCAAGCGTTTCCCCTAAAGTCGCCTTGGTATTCTACTTCCTCTACCTTTACATAAGTCTGAACACCTTTGTATTCTATTTTAACAAGGGTTCCCGGCTTGACATTAGGGTTTAGAAGGGCAGTAAACCTAACACCTTTCTTTGCTTTTTCGTCGTCTTTTGATTTAGTGTCACTACCTGAGAAAAAATAAGGCTTGTCTATAAGGCCTGTCTCTGGGCCTATAACAACAGCTAAATCCTCTGAATTGTTTTCAATAGTCTCTGAGTCGGTGATGTAGAGAGACTCCCCATCAATCCTCCACTGGAGCTCGTAGTCGTTACAAACTTGATCTAGCATAGCCTTAGGTGTTCCTGACAAAGGATAGCCATAGACCATAATAGCATCTAAGTTATTGCCACTGTAGACACCTTTAGCTATTGCTGTAGTTCTTCTTATAACTTCAATAACATCCCTAACAGTACCGTTCTCTGGTACTATTCTTGAGATTATTTGATGGCCCAACTCTGTAGCGTAAGGGGAAACATCTATTTTTGTTACCCTGTCTGTACCTTTCTTAGTTGTAGCAGTCTCTCTAGTCTGCCCATAGAATAACCTGACTAGCTGCCCTTGGTATCCACAGTAGAAGGATGTAACAGAAAAATTAGTTTCTGTTAAAACTATAGATTCTTCGGATAGGTTTGTTATTGTTATGCTGCAGGTATCTGGCGTGTCTTTATTATTAATAGTCTTTTTAATACTAAAGGCTACTTGAAGCTCATCAATAGCAAGACCCTTGCCAAGAGCAGTATCTCCGATCTGTAGCAAGTATTTCCTATCGAAAAACTTCATTTGTTTATACCCCAGTGTCGTAAAATGTAGTAAAGAGTGTAGAAATCTTTTGGTGTCCCTACTCTAAAATCTTCATTCCTTAAGTCCTTAGACTCAAAGTAGAAGAATCCAGATAAGCCTTCTAATTGGTAACCCTGAAAAAGAACAGTATTTGGTGTCAATCTTTGCCCAGTTACAAGAATTTCTTGACTTGAATTCTTAAGAGTCACAAACCAAGAGTTTGATCTCGTCTGTAAGAATAAGAATTCCAACGTAAAGGTTTCACCCTCAAGGGCTACTGAGTAGGAGTAGTATGTTTCATTGTATATAGGTAACTTAAGTATTTTAATTGCCATATTATTGTCCCATATTCAATGCATTGTTTATTTTTTCGGTGCTTGCTGCAATGCCTTTTTCGGCGGTCTCGGCGGCAGTGGAAAGGAAGGAACCAGTTTTATCTTCTATCTCAGGAGGTTTAACATCCGTAGAAGATTTAGTACCCAAGTCTACCTTACCTCCTGCCTTATTTTCAAAAGCAGGTGCGGTTTCTGTTTCAACAATAACTTCTAACAAAGAACTAAACGTAATATGTTCAAGCGTTATATCAAACTGTATTGCATCACCAGACTCAGCAGCCTCGCTCAGAGAAAGCCCTGTTATAAACATATCTGTTCTTTGCCCAACCCGAGCTCCACTATCAAACTCAAAGATGGTCAGTTTTCTTTGTCGTCATGAAAGCCCTCTAACACTTTGAAGAGTACAGCCTTAGAATAAGACGAGTTCCTACCCTCAGATATTCCCTCAATGGTTGGGAGTACGTCTGTAAAGAATTGCGAAGCAAAGCCGGGAAGCAAGCTGTTAAGAGAATCTTCTGACTTCACCTCGATAACACCAGCGATGTCACTCTCAACCACAACCTGACCAACTCCAATAAACTTTCTATCTTCTGCGCTTAAGTCCTTTGGTTTACCGGAGTTAAAGTCAGCACCTGTAATAGACCCCTTTAGTTTAATAACGAGGTTTTGTTTGGTAACGTTATCACTAACCGTACCAGAACCATCAACAGGGTGCTGACTAACTTGACTTTGGAATGTGTGTGAATAGCCAGTAACAACATCTAGATAAATAAAGTCGCCGCTTTCGCTTTTAAGTGCTATACTCATTAGTCTGCTGCTCCTTGATATTTATCTGCTGTTGCATTGAAAAGTTTTCTTTCTATCTCACTGACGGTAGCTCCCCCGCTTTCGGCTTCGTTAACAACAATAGCTCCAGCTTCTAGTGTGAAGGTTTTGCCTGTGTTCTTTTGCTCATACCCAGACATACCTCGGAAGTTTGTCATCCTTTCTTGGCGAAGCTCTGTGTCTCTACTGTTGTTTTCGTCAGTATCTCTAATATTTTCGAGGAGTTGGTCTAAACCTAAGTAGTTTGGAACCATCATTCTCTTGTCGTTTCTTATAAAAGAAATAGCGGCATCTGTTAGTGACTTTCCACCTGTTAGGTGCTGTCCTAGGGTGGTTTCATAGTCAGCTCCCGCCTTCTCTCTTTCAATTTGCGCGGTAAGCTTGTTGCGTACATCTGGGTTTGTTTCCAAATCGCGTGTTCTTTCAAGTGTTCTGACCTTAAGACTGTCACCACCAAACAATAGTATGAAAGTTTCTATCCTATCTTGGAGGTCTTGTATTTTCTCATTCAACCAGTCGATTAACTTGAAGTCTGTGTTCTTGTTAAACAGGTTAAATAGGTCTTCAACTCTCTCTACGATTGTATCTATAAGATCATATAAGGATTCAAAAACACCCATTCAAGTTATCTCTAACTTCATCGGCAGAGTCTCCAAGAGCCTGCCCCATTAGGCTATCTCTTCCTGCCATGAACGCAGTGAAGTCTTCTAAGCCTGCTAGAGCCATAAGAACACCTGTAGCAAACCTTGTGAAAGGAAGTGCCAATAGTGTTATTACACCACCTAGAGCTAGTATGTTACCTCTTGCCATCCCTGTGTGTTCAGACAGTTTATCAATACCTGTAGACAGATCAGCAATCAAGCCTAGAGGAATTCTTATGACAGCACCTATGTAAGCCCAAGCTTCACCAAAGGCTTGTACAAGTGGTTGAGACTTTTTTAGAAAGCTCGCCATTGTTCTGAACAGGCCTTGTTGCCCTTCCTCAAAACCAGCAGCAGAAAGAACCTTAACCATATCACTAAATACGTTGTTAAACCTTCCCTGCTCGGCTGTAGACGCTTTAATAGCATCTTCATAAGCACCACCAGCCATAGCCCTTTCTTCTAGGATTCTAGCAAACTCTGGCAGATATTGCATTGCCGAGATATTACCTGTCTCCATTAACTTGAACAGCTCTTTGGTGTTGTTGGCTTCCCCTGTAACAGCTTCCGCCATAGCAGATATAACACCGGGCATTTTCTCAGCTAACTGAGTCTTCAATTCTTCTGCGTAGATTTGTTGCTTGTTAAGCATTTGTTCTACAGCTCTCATAGAGCCTTTCATATCGTCTGTACCAAGACCCATTGTACGACCGTATCTAGAGATACCTGCGTACATATCTTGGGTTGGAGCCACTTCCATGCCTGCGTTAGTCGCAGAAGCAATCATTCGGATGTAGGGCTGACCTTGTTGACGATAGTCTTGACCAACTTCGTTAGAGAAGTCTCTTAGCCAAGCAAGGCCTTCCTGACCTTTTTCTGGACTACCAAATACAGCTTGAGCTGCATACTGTTGACCAACCAACTCTTGGTTAATCTTGTTAAGTTGACTAACACCAAAAGCAACACCCAAACCGGGGATGAAGCCACGACCAAGATTACCTGCTGCTGCACCTGCACCTAAGCCAGCACCAAATCTTCCTCCGCCGCCATTACCTCCAAAGCCTCCTGCTGGCCCTCTTGGAGGAAGTATGTCTGAACGTATGCGGAACCTAAGGTTACTTTCAGCATAGCGTATAGCTGCCCTCATTTTCCCTTAGAAGAGCTTCCCTGTCTACGTCAAAGCGGTTAATTTCTATTGCGGTAATTGGAAGAGCTCTTAAAGTCTCTCTAATAGACTTTTAAGAGTGCTGCCTTCTTAATTTTAAAAACACGTATAGTTAGAGCTATCTTCCCAACGGCTGGCGAGAGAAGAGCCTCTCTAATAGCTTTAGTTAGTGCTGGTCTGTTTACCCTGAAGCTATTTAAAGGTACTGCAACCTTCTGGGCTACTACAGCGTCTCTTAGAGCTTTGGTTAGAGCTGCCCTACTTACTTTGAATCTATCGAGAGGAAGTGTTACTTTAGGGAGAACTAGAGTTCGCGTAGCTTCCCTCAGGGCTGCTGCTATTGCAGTTCTATTTACTAGGAAGTCATCTATTCTTAAGATAGGTTTGGCTGATTTTAATATAGCCTCACGGATTGAGTTACTAATGCTTACCCTGTTAACTCGAATATCTTTAACTACCAGTGGAGGTATTAGAGACTTCGATGCAAAACCTGCCTTAAGAGCTGCTCTTAGGCTTACCGTACTTACTTTAAAGTTGTCTAGCTTGATCTCAACCAGCTTAGCTTCTGATAGCAATACGGCTCTTAGTGCTGCCTTACTAACTTTAAAATCATTAATTGCAATAATAGGTGCAGCACCAGTAGACGCAAGCTTCATTTTTGCTTCTAAAGCTTTCTTTAATCTAGTATCAAATCCTGCCTGAAAACTAAAGCGAGAAATGTTTACCCTTATGTTGGATAAAGACTCCTCGCTCATACGTCTTGCTCGTGCTTCGAGATAGTTTAGCTGCTTATCAATTCTCTTGATATCGCCTTCTTTTATCTTAAAACCAAACGTAGCAAAAAACTCCGCCATTTGACCAGCAGCAGCCATAACTATCACCTCTTATTTTTCTTTTGTTCCTGTAGCCTACGACTTTCATCTTGTAGTGTTCTTTGAACATCAACTATCTCTAGCATGTCATAGAAGTCGGTCAGGCTATAAGTGTTTTGTAATTCGTGAAGACTGCAAAGCTTTGGTTCAAATAGCAACAAAGTCATTACCCTAGAGTCTTGAGAAAACTTTTCTGAAATATCTTTCTCAACCCTGCTAGGGGATTCAGAAGATTCTTTTACTCTTCTTCTGAACCTAGCATCGTAAAAACAGAGCCAAAGTTAAACATGACAATCTCTTTCAAAAGAAGAAACAGTTCCATGTACTTACCTGCAAACTGGGTGTCAAAGTTAATTGCCATACTGTCTACTGTGGCTCCACGAACTACCATAGCTTCGATCATTTTCTCATCAATCTTGTCAATATTTTCTGCAAGCTTGCTCATGCCAACAGAAAGGGCTTCACCTTCACTCAGGCCACCAGCTTTGCTAATCTCTGCAATAGCTGGTAGAATTACCTGAGCCAGAGCTTTTTGATACTTCAGGCCTTCGATTGCACCGAATTGATTCATTAGGTAGCTCTTGCCACCAACTGTAACTGTTTTTTGTTCACGCATATAATATTGCCTCACACAATGTTAAATAAAGTTATCTTTAAAGTTGGAGACGCTATCAGAGAAAGAATTCCCCGATAGTTTAGAATTGCCGCCAACCCTGAATATGTCTGTAGATAAGCAGATGATATTCCAACGTCTCATGGTAATACTATCGGAAAACACCAGCTCGGGGTAGCTTTCAATAAAGCATTCCTCACTTACTATATTACTACTACCTAGCCCATCTGTCAAGTTTAATCTTAACCTAGCAGAGTTAGTTCTTAAATCTTGTTCGAGTATTTCTGTCAACACATCATTTACCAGACCAGTCTGTATAACATCTATCGTTACAGTACACGATGTGTCTCTGTTTCTACTTCTGCTGTTAGAACCACGGATACCTTTTTATCAAAGCAAACGAAGGTGAATTTTTTTTGACAGAGATTTTGTCAAACCCTGTTATTGATAGGTAGAAATTTTCTAACCTTATCTCGGAAGGGCTGTACGTATGAACTTCAAAAGCCATTTACCTAGCCTCCTTATAAGAATGTTGATGCAGCACCAAGACTTAAGAACGCTAAGTCTCTTAGAGGCCCACTTGCATCTTCGTTACCACCAAAGTTAGTGATACATTGAGTTGCTTGGATAACCCAGATACGTTCTGTGACCCCATCAGAGAACTCCATATCTGGCATTTCTTTTACCCAGCAGGTTGGGCCTAAGAACAGGCTTGTTCCTAGATTATCTTTTATAAAAATTGGAAACTTAGCATACTGTGTTGCTGAGTCTGCAAGAACGATTCCCGTTAGTATATCATTAGTTGGGCTGGTTGATGCAATCTTAAGTGTTATTGTATAAGTATCGTCCTTAATAAAAGTACGAGCTACCGTACCATCGGCTGTTCTTGTTGTCTTGTAGGGTTGAACATCCTTGCTTATAGTCAGGAATGACCCCGAAACAAATCCGTCTATTTGATAGAACCCAGCCAGAAGTACGCTCACGTCTAGTGGGGAATAATTTCTAATTGCCATAGAATGCCTCTCCTGAAAGCAAAAAAAGGAAGGAGGGTTTTTGCCCCCCCCCCTTCAATAGGATTGTAAGAGCTTACTAGTTAAACTCTCCACTTGTCCTCG